CCTACGGGCTGGACTGGCCCGCCGCGCGCGCCGAGGCCAACGCGGTGAAGGTGCGCTACGTGGCCGGCTACGCGGACTGCCCGGAGCTGATCCGGGCATGGATTCTGCTGCGTGTTGGCACGCTGTATGCGAACCGCGAGGCCGACAGCGACAAGCCGGCGCAGCCGAGCCCGTTCGTGGACCGGCTGCTCGACCGCTACCGGGTCTGGGGCGTGTGATGCAGGCCGGCAAGCTGCGGCACCGGGTCACGATCGAGTCGCTTGTCGAGACGCAGGACGGAACGACCGGCGCCATCTCGCGGGCGTGGTCGACCGTGGCGACTGTCTGGGCCGCGATCGAGCCGCTCTCGGGCCGCGAGTTCATCGCCGCGCAGGGCGCGCAGGCCGAAGTCGTGGCGCGCATCCTGATCCGCTACCGGGACGACGTGGTGGCGAAGATGCGGGTCGTGTTCGGCTCGAAGGTCTACAACATCCGCGCGGTGCTGCCGGACAAGGAAAGCGGCACCGAGCACCTGACGCTGATGGTCTCGGAGGGCGTGAACAATGGCTGACACCCAGACCCTGCACGGGCTGGACGACGTGCTGGCCAAGCTCAAGGCGTTGCCGCCCGAGATCGTCAGCAAGTCCGGCGGGCCGGTGAAGACGGCGCTCAGGAAGGGCGCGAAGGTCATCGCCGACGAGGCGGTGCACAACATCCGCCAGATCGTCGATCAGCCGGACGAGTCGGGCTACGTGTCGACTGGACTGCTCGCGAAGTCGGTCGTCGTGCGGCGCGATCCGCGTCCGCAGCGCTCTGGGGCGAACGAGCGATTCCGCGTGCTGCTGGCCCGCAAGAAGTACCCGGGCCGCAAGCTCGGCACGATCGCCACGGGGCGGTATCTCGAGTTCGGCACCGAGCAGCAGCCGGCGACGCCGTGGCTCGGCCCGGCGTTCATGGCGAAACGCCAGGAAGCGCTCGATACGGTCGTGCGCGAACTGCTGGCCGGCGTCGACAAGGTCGTGCGCAAGCTCTCGCGCACGGGCCGAAGGGGCGCCTGATGCTGCCGGCGATCTACCCGGTGCTGCGCGACGCCGCCGCGGTTACGGCACTGCTCGGCTCCCCGCCGCGCGTGTACCGCCACGGCCAGGCGCCGCAGTCGGTCACGAGCCCGTACGCCACCTGGTCGGTGATCGGCTCGCCCGACAACACTTTCGAGGGCGCGGACAACGACCGATGCCGCGTCCAGATCGACTGCTGGTCGGATGACGACGCGCAGGCCGAAACGCTCGGCCAGGCGGTGCGTGACGCAGTCGAGCCGGTCGCGCACATGGTGCTGTTCGAAAACGGCCGCGACGCCGAGACCGGACGGTTCCGGCTGATGCTGCAGTTCGACTGGATCGCAATGCGCTGATCCGCGTTTGTCTCTCGCAACCAACCGCCTTCGGGCGGTTTTTTCGTTTCTGAAGGAGCCGAAATGGGCACTCCCATCAAGAGCCAGAAGACCGAGCTGTACTGGGCCTCCGCCGCGACGACCGCGACGCGGGCCGTCGCGATCACGAGCATCAGCGGCCTGGGCGGTGCCGCCGACCAGATCGAGACCTCGAGTCTGGACACCGACCCGGACGCCACCTACGTCGGCGGCCTCGGGCGGCCCGGCCAGGTGACGGTCGGGTTCAATGTCCACAGCGGCGAACTCTCGCACGAGTCGCTGCTCGCGCTGAAGGCCGCGAAGACGGAGGTGTCGTGGGGCATCTACGGCTCGGAGACCGCGACCGCGCCGACGGCGGTGGCCTCGGTCATGCAGGCGGTGGTCGATCGTTCCTCGGCGATCTTCAAGGGATACGTCGCCGACATCAACATCGACATCGGCGCGAACGACATCTGGAAGGGCACGATCACGATCCAGCGTTCGGGCGCTGTGACGTTCGACCTGCTGGGCGTCTGACGTGGCGAAGTTCGACGGATTTTTCGTCTCGGACGCGGTGCACGAGCGCCGCGTGACGCTCGCCGACGGCACCGAGCACGTCCTGCACTTCCGCGAGCTGTCGGTCACCGACTGGCGCACCTGGGGGTTCGCGGAGCGCTCGGAGGACGACGAGGTACGCGCGGCGGCGATGTCGCGGCTCATCGCGGCGAGCCTGTGCGAACCGGACGGCAGCGCGGCGATGACGCTCGAGCAGGCGCTGCGCCTGAAGCCAGGCGTCGCGACGGCGCTATTCACGGCCGTGCTCGACGTCAACCGGGTGAAGCGGGAGGCCGATGAGGGAAACGCATCGCGGCCGGCGGAGAGCAATGGCTCTGGCACGTAATCGCGCTCGCGCTCGGTGGGCGAACGATCGCCGAGTGGCAGCAGGCGATGAGTCAGCCCGAGTTCGAGGCGTGGTCCGAGTTCTATCGCCGCTGGCCGTTCGACGATCGCCACCGCTACTACCGGCCGGCGGTGCTCGTGGCCGGCGCACTGAGCGGCGGTCCGGACGCTGCGGCCGCCGCGGAGGCGCGCATGGAGTGGCTGCAGCCTTCGGACGACGGATCGTTCGGCACGAGCGCGGACAGGGATCTGTTCCGCGCGGCTGGCGTGCGCACGCGTAAGGGGTAGCCCGTGAGCATCGGAACCATCGTCGTCGACCTGCTGGCACGCACCGGCTCGTTCGAGACCGACACGAAGCGCGCGGCCCGAATCGCGAAGCAGCGCGCCAAGGAGATCGACGAGGCGTTCGCGAAGGCCGGCAAGGCGATCGGCGTCGCGCTGGCCGCCGGCGCCGCGGCTGCGGCCGCTGTCTTCAAGACGACCGTCGACCGCATGGACGAACTGTCGAAGGCCGCGCAGCGTGCGCAACTGCCGACCGAGGACTTCTCGCGGCTCGCCTACGCCGGGAAGCTGGCCGACGTGTCCATGCAAGACCTGCAGACGGCGATGGGCCGGCTCGCGAAGGCGCAGGGCGACGCGATCGACGGGACGGGAGAGCAGGCGGACGCGTTCGCTGCGCTCGGGATCAGCGTCAAGAATGCCGACGGCAGCCTGCGCAACACCGGCGATGTATTCCTCGAATTCGCGGACAAGTTTCAGGAGTTCCAGGGCTCGCCGGAGGTCATGGCCGCCGGCATGAAGCTGTTCGGTCGCAGCTTCCAGAACCTGATCCCGCTGCTGAAAGACGGCTCGCAGGGCCTGCGCGACGCGGGGGCCGAGGCGGATGCGTTTGGGGTGACGCTGTCGACCAAGGCCGGCAAGGACGCTGAGGCGTTCAACGACAACCTGACCCGCTTGGGCGAGGCAACGCGCGGAGCGGCGCAGATCATCAGCGGCGAGATGCTCGGCTCCGCGGTCCAGTTTACTGACCAGCTTGTCGAGCTGGCGAAGGAAGCGATCAACGCTGACGGCGGCATCCGCGACATGGCCCGCGACGGTACGTTCAAGGAATGGGCGCAGAACGCCGCGATTGCGGTGGCGACGCTGGCCGAGTCGCTGCTGGCAGTCGGCAAGATGGCGATCGTGACCGGGAATGCGTTCCTCGCCGCGTGGAAGGACATCAAGCTCGGCTCGTCGGTCGTTCAGAACATGTTCGGCGGATGGATGTTCGAGTCGAACCGGAAGGCGCTGGCCGACGCGCTGGCCGACCGGAACAGCACGGTCGAGTCGTTCAACAAGCGTCTGGACGACCTGCTGCACTACAACGGCACGGCGATGTCGGATGCATTGCGGCAGAGGTTCAACCCGGCGATGTTCGACGGGTCTCTGCTGGCCGGTCCGCGTGCATCGCGATCGTCCGGAAGACGTCCCAGGCCGAATGGCGGTGCAGGCAAGGGCGATCCGCTGCAAGGCGTGATCGACGCGGCAACTCAGCGTGATTACGAGCGCATGGAAGCGCTCAAGCGTCAGGGAGAGGAGTTCGACGCGTGGCTGGCGCAGAAGGTCGAGGACGACAAACAGGCGCTGAAAGATCAGGCCGACGCGTGGCGCGACGTGGTCGATCCGACGGCCGCGTACGTCCGGCAGCTTGAGGAGATTCGCAAACTCGTGCAATCCGGCGACCTGAGCCCGGCCGAAGGGCTCGCTGCCGAGTTCGAGGTGCAAACGAAGATTCAGGACAAATTGATGTCCGGCATGGGTAAGGCGAAGGAAGCGCTGACCGAAGTCGACCAGTGGGCGAAGCAGGCGGCGAACAACATTCAGGACGCGCTTGGAGACGGCCTGTACGACATCCTGAGCGGCAACTTCGACAACATCGGCAAGAGCTTCGGGAACATGCTCAAGCGCATGCTCGCCGAGGCGACCGCTGCGCAGATCAGCCGCGCTCTGTTTGGAGACTTCGGAACCAAATCCGGCAGCGTAGGCGGCCTGCTCGGTGATGGATTGAAGTGGCTGGCCGGTGCATTCGGCTTGGGCGGTGCGCGCGCCGGTGGCGGTCCCGTGAGCGGGGGCACGACGTATCTCGTCGGCGAGCGCGGCCCCGAGTTCTTCACGCCGAACACGAGCGGCACGATCGTGCCCAACGGCGGATTCGGTGGCGGGCTGACCATCAACTCGACGATCAACGCCGCGCCGGGCATGAACGCCGCGCAGTTCGCGGCGATGCTCGACGAGCGTGACGCGCGGCTCATGGCCAACGTCGGCCAGGGCCTGCGCCGCGGCCGATTCGACTGGGCGATGGCATGACGACGATCGTGTGGCCGAGCAGTCTGAGCGTCGTCGCGGCGCTCGACCTGTCGATCGAGTACGACGTGCAGCTGAACATCGCGCGCAGCGGCACCATCGACACCTA